AGGCTTGCATTGCGGCGAGATGGAGAAACATCAAACCCAAAGACTGTATAACCGCCCGGCGGAATCTGGAGCGAGGCATCGGAGGTCGCCTCAAGTACGCCATGAGGCCACGGACTCTGTAGAGAATCGATCCATTGACATAGAAGCTCTGTTCTAGTGTCTTCAATTTTGTTTGTTGCCACAGCTTCTTCAAGTGATTCCTCCGTTATCGTGTGACCAAGTGCCGGGTTAGCAAATGCCCAACCGTTGCGGTCTGTGATTTTGCAGTATTGCGGTGCGCTGTATTCGTAGAACCCGAAAGACTTGGGCGGTGCTGAGAGTGCTCGCTCTCGGAGATTGTTGAGCGTTTCTGAGAACGCATCGCCTGCGTTGCTACTCAAGAAGGTCTGGCTGTTAGGTCTGGCACGAGTGGTTGGGATCGCAGCCGTGTAGCCATCTTTGCTGATCTCTCGAACTTCATCGATCCACAAGAAGTCGGCGGTGCGTCCACGAGATGAGTCTCGGGTATCTGATACAAGGTCAAGGGTTGCCCCGTTTAGCAGCTCGATGCGCTCGCCGCCGTTGGCGTAGCGAATAGCTTTAGTGCCAGCCTTAAGGTTCGGTGCGTTCTCGATGATCCATGCGATCTCTCGGAAGGTCATCAGTGCCGTCGCTCTGTTCGAGCTCATGATCAGATGCTTCGTCTCGCCTCCATAGAACAGGCCCCAGATGACGCGCATGCGCCCAAGGTGTGACTTTCCATTCTGACGGGCCACTAATAGCAGCGAAGTCTTGCGAATGTAGTTGCCTTTAGCATCTACTCGCATCATGTCATCAAGAACCCACTTCTGCCAAGGTAATAACGGCATCCCGAGTTCGTCTGCCATCTTGGCAACCTCATCGGCTCGGGTTTTACCCTTCAAGAGTGGACTGTGAAGCCTTGCCTTGACTGCCCCTCGCAAGGCTTGTTTACGAGCTGCCACTAGTCAGGAGTATCTGTGACTGGTCGGGCCGTAAAGGGACTGTCCGCCATCGTTCTGGACTGCATCGGGTATATATTGCCGTGAAAGACAGGGGGGGTGGCCATGCGTGCTAAAAAAACGCCCTCAGAGCGTGATCCTTTCCTGCTATTGCATCGAGTACAACAACTCACCAGATTGTCATAAGCAATTGGATCTCCACCTTGCACAATTGGGATCACATGATCCACAGTGGTTGCAGGTTGCATGCAGTAGAAGCAGGTCCATTGATCACGTTGGAGTATCTCAAGGCGTCGAGCTTTGTAAGCTCTAGTCCCTCTAGGATCTCCGCGCTTGGTACTCATTGCCATCCTTTAGTCTTAAGATGATGTAACGCATTACAATATGCAGGCTCATCATACTCAGTATGTCCGTACCTATGTGCTACATAATGCCAATACATCCAGAATTGCTTGATAGGTGTGGACTTCTTAAGGCTCTCAGTCTTCATCTGATAGAGCCCATAGACTCTTTTAGTACCTTTGAGGTTACCTACTGCTTTATAGTCCCATCTACTCTCTCGATAGATGATCTCGTTATGACATGCATACTGCTTATCTGTTAGCTGGTAGTTTGCTAATTCTTTAAGCTGTTTAATTGCTAGGTCATTCGCCTTAGCATCTAAGGGCAAGGCCATAGATAGAGATATCCCAATAGCGACGGCTACCCCCCGGGCTACCGCGTAGCGGCCCGGTGTGAGCCCTTGATGGGCTCTAGCCTGAGAGCGTACCATGCTAGTCAAGTTCATTTGTAAAAGTCCTGTTCAGAGCGGTGTGTCGGTTATCGGTTGTCTGTTGAATAGAATCCTGATCCCTTAAATGAGACCCCTACAGAGCTGTAAACCTTATGCATTGGTGAGTGACAGAATGGGCACTCGAGGTCATGAGGCTCATTGATTGATAGCCATTCCTCGACCCGGGCATTGCTTTCACACTTCTCGTTATCGCACTCGAACTCATAGGTTGGCATCTGGATCGACCTCACATGTTCTGCATGTCTCAGTGAAGCTCCATGCTCCACACATCTTGCATCTCATGGGCTCTAGTTTAGCAATATCATCGCTGAAATCACCGTAACCTGCCTTGAGCAATAGATCGACCAGATCACCGAGTCTCATAAATGCAAGGTAATCCTGTGGACTCTTCTCCCCTTGGCCATTCAATCGACTAACTACAAGTGGCAAGTCACCAGTTTTCCCTGCCCTTTTTGTGACCTGATCGATCCACGCCTTAGGCTGGAACGCCGATCTAGCTTTAACCTCCATGTCGAACGGGACATGTGTTATATCTTTTCCAGCCCCTCGACCGATGTCTGCATGTGGCCACCATTCCGATAGGTACCTGGCTACTACACGCTCAGTCGAGAATCCTCGATATTTACGGCTTTGAGAGGCCATTGACCGCGTGACACTTAGAACATGACCAACTTTTATTAGTGAGGTTGACCTTGATGTCTTTGTAAGGAATAGCTTCATTACACAAACAACAACGAGTGGTGAACGTAAACTCTTCGAGAATTGCTATGACTTCCTTTGATCGATGAATCTCATCCTCTGTCGGGAATGACTCCCATTCCCCGTCTTGATTCATAAATTGCAAGCGTCCCATTAGTGTTCTCCATATCGTTTAGTAATTTCGCATTGTTGGCAAACTAATAAAGAACCGTCAAGCGTTGTCCATTCGTTTACATGTGTGAAGAGATCGCAATAGGAGCAATTACTTACACCCGCGTAAGTTGTGAAGCTATAGTCAAGGACTGCGTTCATGCTCGCACCTTCTGTCGTTGCCATGATCCATCTGGAGCAATCTCGTACCAGATAACATCATTAGGCGATTCACATCGACCGCCGATCTCACCAGTTACCGCTGCCTTGCATTTCATATGACCCCAAGGCTTTCCCGCCTTTGTCGTGCCGGTCTTCCAGAACATCTCACCATGTTTGCAGTGAGGGATATCCTTCTCGGTCTGGCCTCCAATGATCTCTTTCACCGTCGCAACAGCTTCCCCCATTGTGGGCGGCATAGTCGCTGGCTTGATAGTCCATGGATCCTCTTCCTTTACTACTGGAATGTATTCGCCGGATGTCTGTGCCATCTTGGCTTTGGTTTCATCGATGATGGCCTCGGTCTTTTTAACTGTTGCAACCTTGGTCATCTCTTCGCGGCTTGCTCGCTTGCCCTTTGTCGCATAGCCCGCATTTGCCAGAGCTCGACCGATCGCGCTAGTCTCGCAGTTCTCAAGCGCAGATGTAGCATTAACTCCGCGACCTTGAATAGTTTCTTCTGCCAAACCAGTCGTCCAAGGTCTTGCGTCCGCCTCTGTGCGATAAATAGCAGCTTCAACAATAAATCTGCCAGATGTATAGTCAATGACTTTTGTGTGAATCTGCCCATCTGGGTGATCCTTCCAGAACTTAATAAGTCTTTCTTCTACTGTTTCATAATCTTCAAGGTTAAACATAGAGCTCATTCTCCTCAGTGTGTAGTTGCCCGGCTATTGCAAGATAGGCTGCAGCGTCGATGTATGTATCGACCTTTGCAGATTCCATACTTCGTGCGAGCTTGACCAATGCCATGCATGATGCCACTTGATAATCAGTAATAGGCATTTGGAGGAATGCAGACCATAGGCATGCTGTTCGGGACATATTGTCCGACGGGTGACCGTAGTCCATTCCGCGGTCTTGAATTGTTGCCTTTGCTTCTGTAAGGAAATCACTTGCTTTCACACTCTCACCCTTTCTTTCGATGCGTAGTAATCACGGACAGCCTTACGGCCTTTGAGATAACCTACGCGAATGCCGACGATACGGCCTAAATGGAAATATAGACCAGATAGCATAATCATGACAACCATGTCACCGAATGATGGATCAAACATTACGCACCCACCAATTCGCGATATTTAATCTTGGCAGATGCTAGGTCTGCCGCTGAAGTCAATGCTGAGAAATAATTGCCATCCTTGCGGGAGATAACCCACTCGCTCTTGCCACCGCGAAGTGTGAAATACTGGATGCGATACTGCTGATCTAAGCTGATCCACTCGCTGCGGTTGATCTGAAATAGTGCCATTTTTTTACCCTTATCTATGAACGCCCTTCGTTCATGGCACAAGTCTCTCATGCCCTAAGGGGGAAAATCTAGAAAATCAGATAACGGTATGGTAACAATTCTGCCGCGTCGATGTGATCATCGATGTCCCGATCCAGCTCGTTATCGAGATCGTCCATACCGCTTGCCGGAGACGACGAATGTCCCGTCTTTTTCAATGTAGATCAGATCAACTTGGACGTTCTTGCCATCGACGTACATGATGGCAAAAGCCTGCTGCCAGTTGGCAGAGCCTTTGGTATAACTGGCCTTGCTAAAGTCCATAAGATTACCGACCTCGACGCCATGCAGAACACGCCCTATACGGCCTCCAGAGGCCTCTGAGAACGACGAACGCCCTGCCCTGTGAGTATGCCCTGAGATGACGCTCTTACCGTGCCTACGGGCCGCCTCAAGGGCTGACAGGCCCCCTTGTGACTTGATAGGAGTATGGTCGCCATGAACTGCGATCCAGCCCGGGGCTATGTTGTAAGGCTTCTTGTGAAAGGTTATGCCTAACTCATCGAGGCGCAAGAACTTCTCGAACCTAAGCTCGGGCAATGACAGAAATGAGGGAATCTTCCTCATGATCTGATTGTAAAGGCGGTCCGTGTGGTTGGACCGGATCATCTGTGTTACTTGTAAATCGTAAAGGACTTGAACAGCTTCCTCGCGATCATCTCCCAAAGTTTGCTCGTAGGCTTCTGGGGTTCCTTCTGACCATTTTGAGATTGTGTTGAAGTCAATCTCGTCTCCTATTGTTACTACTTCGTGCGGCTTAAACTTGGCTATAAAAC